CCGCCGTAAAGAACAACATCATCCGGCTTATCAATTCGGCGTCTGCCTGGATTGAGACCATCACCGGGCGAAAGTTCGGCAAGGCCACCTACACCCACAGATATGTTGCCCCCGGTGCTCAGGAGCTTGTGCTCACTCAGTACCCTATCCGGGCGGTTGAGTACGTCCGGGACACCGAGAACGGCGTGGACATTGCCCCCGGCAGCTACGACTTCACCATGACCGGAGACGTGGGCGTACTGTACCGCGATGAGGGATGGGTATTCCGCGGCTATGTCGGCGGCCTTGCGAACGACTACATAGCCCCCCGGCGCTACCTGGAAGTAAAGTTCACCGCCGGGTACGTGCTGCCCAAGGACGCGACCGAAGATGAGCCATCCGATCTACCGGAGGACATCGTGGCGATTGTCTGGGGCATCGCGGAACAGGAGTTCTCCATCCTGCGGAACGGCGCTCAGGGCCTTGCGGCGTTCTCCATCTCCGACGTGTCGTGGACCTTTGACAAGGAACCCCGCGCCTCCTGGATGGAGACCCTGGCCCACTACATGAGGTGGTGAGCCTATGCAGGTCCGCGATAACGTCCTACCGCACCTGCGGCGGGTCAAGGCCGAGCTGGAGAAACTGAACCACACCCGGATAAAAATAGGCATCCAGGGCAACGCAGACAGTGAGCTGCTGATGATTGCCCGTGTCCATGAGTACGGGGCCACCATCACGCCCAAGGCCACCCGAAACCTCTGCATACCCATCCACAAGGACAGCTACGACAAAAGCCCCAGGGACTTCCAGGACCTCTTCTTTATCCGGTCCAGGGACGGCTACCTGTTCGGCGTCGTAGCCAAAAAGGGACGGAGGGACAAGGATAATCCGAATAACCTCAAGTTCCTGTTCTTGCTGCTGCCCTCCGTCACCATACCGGAGCGCAGCTTCATCCGGGCGGGCTTCGACCACAACAAGAACAAGCTGGCCGAAATCGTCCAGAATGAGGTTGCCCGCATCTGGCAAGGTCAGCAGACGGCGGACGGGGCCATATCGTGGATAGGCGGGCAGGCCGTGGGCCTTATCCAGCAGTTTATGAGCGACGCGAGCAACTTTGAGCCGAAAGGAAAAATCCAGAGGGAGCGCTATCCGTCCTATGCGGACAGCCCTCTCATGGTGACCGGACGGCTCCGAAATTCGATCACGTGGGAGGTTGAGGAATAATGGGCGTCCCGTTCAAAATGGCGCAGCCCATGATACCGGGCGGCCTGCTGCATACCATGTACGAGGTCCAGGCGGGAGGCCACTACGACCAGGACAAGGGCGGCCAGTGGGTAGCCGGTGAGCCTGTGCGCGTCCCCTTTGAGGGCGCGGTCCTCCCTGTGAGCGACAAGGACCTACGGCGTGAAATCACCGGCACCGTGTCCGATCTGAGCGAGAAAATCTATACCAACGGCCATGCGCTCCAGGTGGGAGCACAGGTCTATGACCCTGACAGCGGAAACACCTACACCGTGACCCAGGAGTTGGGCCACAACAGCATCCACCCGATGAAGCGGTATCTGGTAGAGGCCAGAACCGGCGCGGCGCCGAAAGGGGGCGGTGGGGCGTGAGTTTCGTCACGAAGCGGAATGCCCTCATATCCGCGCTTCATAAGACCGTGGGCGTCCCGGTCCTGCTGGCCTCCCAGGTCCAGCCGGAGGCAGAACCCCCGTTCATCGTCTACTCAGTGACCGCAGACTACATCCCGGACGGCGGCCTGGGCAACTACTCGCTGGGTGAGGGTGCGACGCAAGACGATCTGGTGGAGGTCCGGGAAGAGCAGCCCACCGCCACCCTGTCATTTACTGCTTGCAGCGTGAACCGCTGCTACGACGATAAAGGCTCCCAGGTGCAAGTCCTGGGTGCAGATGAGGCCCTGGAGCTGGCAACGCTGGCCCAGGGCTTTTTCCTGCATACCGGGAGAGACGCCATAGCGGGGGCCGGTTTCGTCGTTGTTGATGTCACCAACGCCACCAGCCGGGACGCCCTGGAGCTTGACGAAATGGGCCGCCGGTTCGGTTTCGATGTCCGGCTCCGGTACACCCGGACCGACGCGGCGGCCATCAGCAAACTTGAGAAACCCACAATCAAAGGAAACGTAAAGGAGTGATTTTAATGCCGAAAGACGTTGTTGTGGTCGTGAATATCGACGCCAAGCCCAGCGGAACGGAGAACCTGGACATTCTGCTGCTGTCCACCGAGGGCGCTAAGGACGTGGCCGTCTACCGCGATCTGGACGTCATCAAGGAGGCGTTCACCGGGAAAAAGGTCGCTGCTATGGCCGAAGCCCTGTTTGAGCAGGGCAAGACCACCCTTGCGGAGACCCTTATCCGCAAAGTGAAAATCGCCGGTATCGCTGCCCCCTCCGGGAGCGGTGAGACCGAAAAGGCATCTGCTCTGGTGCAGGCCGTGGAGACCCTGCGGGAGACCGATGATGATTGGTATATCCTGCTGACCGACCAGGACGGCGATGAGGCCGTGAAAGCCCTCTGCGCCTGGGCCGAGGCTACCGAGCCTACCGAAGCGGAGCTGGGCGCGGGCGAGGAAGACCACCGCAAGCTCTACTTTGGGCGCACCCAGAACAAGAGCCTTGCCGTCACCAACCGCCGGTCCATCGTCATCTACGGGGACCAGGATGAGGAATACCCCGACGCCGCCTATGTGGGCAACGTGGGTCCGTTCTATCCTGAGAGCGTAACGTGGAAGTTCAAGCGGCCCCAGGGCCTCACCGTCCCGGACCTCACCAACGCCGAGCGCGACGCTCTGGAAGAGGCCAACGTGAACTTCCTGACCGTCGAGTACAAGCGGGAGTATGTGAAGAACGGCGTGTGCGCCGACGGCGAATTTATCGACGTCCAGATGGGCGCTGACTACATCGCCAAGAACATGAGGGAAAACCTCTACGACATCTTCCTGGAGAACCCCACCATTGGCTACACCGACGCGGGCTTTGCCCTGGTCGCTGCCGGTGTGTTCTCCGCCCTGAACCGCGCTACCGACCTGGGCATTATCGCCCTGGACCCGGAGAGCGAGCAGGGCGTCTTTACCGTTGTAGTCCCCAAGCGGTCCCAGGCCACCGACGAAGAGGCCCGCGCCCGGCAAATGCCGGACATCACCTGGGAGGCGCAGCTTGAGGGCGCGGTCCACACCGTCAAAGTCAAGGGCGTACTGCGGGCCACCCTGAGCGCGTGAGAAAGGAGCGTAATTCATCATGGCTAAAGGCATCGAAGTTGCGAGCTATGACCCTAAAAAGGTCAACGTCATTGTCGGGGGCCGCACCATCACCGGCTTTGCTGCTGATGGTGTCGTGTCCGTCACCAAGAACGAGGACAGCATCACCCCCGCCGTAGGCGCAAAGGGCGACGTGACCTACTCCGAGAACGCCAACGAGAGCGGCACCATCGCTATTACCCTCATGTCCACGTCTTCCAGCCTGTCCTATCTTCGGGAGCTGGAGGCGAAGCGTCGGGCCGTCAACGTGACGATCTCCGACGTGAACGACGCGGACGCGTTCACCCTCAGCGCGGACAACTGCCGGGTAATGAAAATGCCCGACCTCACCCGCAATAAGGAGCAGAGCACGATCACCGTCAACATCTATGCACCGTCGGTAGTCCCCCGCTAAGGGGGGCTACCCATGAAAGGCTATCCCAACTGGCCGAACAAACCAAAATCACTATCTGAAAGGGGCTACCGAAAATTTATGGCTAAGCAGAAGAAAGTCACCGTCAACGGCGAGGAATACACCCTCCAGTCCGTCTCTCCCACCTGGTACTTCGGCGTCAATGACGATTGCGGCATGACCGGCGGCGGACGCCGGGACACCACCAAGTACATTGACACCATGCTCAAGAACGTGGTCATTTCTCCCGCCGAGGTCAAGGCCGACGGCATCAGCTACTTCGATGAAAAGGATGACATCAAGACCCCGGAGAAGCTGATTAAGGCCATCGAAACCTTTCTGCGAGAGTGAGCTTAACGTAGACCGCGCAATCAGAAAGGCCAAGCGAAACCGGAATATGTGGGTCCTCATCTTCACCGGCGGCGGCCTGTGCTATGCCGACTTCAAGGGCATGGACCTGGCTGAGTACCAGGAGGCGGTGCAGGCCCGCATACTCTACAACGAAGACTGGAGCAAGCAGCGGGGCGAGTGACCCCGCTGCTTTACTTTTTGCAGAAAGGGGGTGGAGCCAATGGCAGACAACCGGGAGCTTACCTTTGGCATGGACTTTGGCCTGGATGACGCGATAAACCGCCTGGGCGAGACGATAGACCGCCTGGAGCAGATCGTGGACCGCGCCCAGGACGTTGAGGACGCCGCTCAGGATATGGGCGCTCGCGTCCGCGCCGGTACTGACGCGATCAGAGACGGAGCCAGAGATGCAGGCGACGCCCTGGATGACCTGGAGGATGACGCCGACGATGTAGGCACCAGCTTCCGGGATATTGGCAGAGAGGCGGACAGCTTCGGTGCTGCCGTAGGAAAATCTATGGGCGCTGCGGCCAAAGAGACCAATAGCGTTTCCAAGACCATCAAGGCCGGATTTGACGGGGCCATAGGCTACTCCCAAAAGAAGTTTTCCGACTTCACCGGCAAGGTGAAGACCGGAGTAAAGGGCATCGGGACCGCGTTCACGCACCCGATAAACACCATCCGGGGGAAGTTCTTGAGCGCGGTGGAGGCCGCTGCCGACAGGATTAACAATGTGGGCGATGAGGCCGACGATGCGCGAAAAGACCTGGACGATATGGGGGATGAGGGCGACAAGGCCGGAGGCGAAATCAAAGAGGCCATCAAGGGCGCCCTCGCCGCCTTTATCGGCTTTGAGGCAATCCAGGCCGGTATTGATATGCTCAAGGAGCTGGGCGCGGCGGCCATCGAAGCAGCCGGGTCCGCTGAGAATGTGGGCCGGAAGTTTGAGGCCAACTTCTCAGGCACCGACGCCGGGGAGTGGGCAGAGAACTACGCCGACGCCATCCACCGGAGCAGCGATGAGGTCAAGTCTTTCATGGTGTCCAATAAGGCCCTATACGGGGAAATGGGCATCACCGGGGACGCGGCCGCAGAGCTGTCCAAGGCCACCACGTCCCTTGCCTATGACTTCGGCAACGCCTTTGCCATGGATGACACCGAGGCCCTGGGCGTGGTCCAGGACTACATCAGCGGGAACAATGCGGCACTCGAAGAGTACGGCATCCACATTGATGAAGTGGCCCTGAAAAATACCGCGCTCTCAATGGGCCTGGGAGACCAGATAGACGAAATGGACGATGCTACTCTGGCCCAGGTCCGCATGAATGCCCTGCTGGGGCAGACCGAGAAAATCCAGCAATCGGCGGCCAACAGCACCGGCGGCCTGGTGAACAGCACCAAAGACCTCAAGGGCATCTGGAGCGAGTTCATGGCCGACGCTGGCAGCCGGTTTACGCCGGTCATCGAAAGCCTGTTCAGCACCATCCTGGATAGCTGGCCGACCATAGAGCCGATGCTCATGCAGTTCGTGGATATGCTGAGCAACGGGCTTGCCCAGGCTATGCCGGTCATCACGGAGCTGGGCATGACCCTGTTGCCCGTCCTAACGGACGTGCTGGGGACCGTGTTCGAGGCCGGCCTCCCACTCTTGCAAGTGTTCGGAGACCTGGCGCAGACCATCCTACCGCCTGTGGCGGACATCATAGGCATGATAGCCGAGACCGTCATGCCGCCCCTGGTGGACATCCTGAACACCCTAAATACCTCCATCATTCAGCCCCTTGTGCCGGTCATTCAAAAGCTGGCCGAGGCGCTGCTACCGCCCATTGCGCAACTGCTGGGCCTGATCTCCCCCATCCTGGAGGCCGTAAGCCCTGTGCTTGAGGTCATCGGAGATGTCCTGGGCGTCATCGCTGAGGTCCTGGGCAAAGTGGTAGGCTGGCTGGCCGACGGC